CAAATCTCGTTCGAAGTACGCTACCAGCGGAAAGACGAAACCTTGCGTTTGAGACAGACTTATTATACATTGATGTTAATAATTCAAGAATTGGGGTCAAAACCACTAGTCCTCAATATCCTTTAGACGTTGCAGGAACAATCAGAACTACAGATTTACAAGTTTCAAATACTGCTGAAATTAACAATGTTACAATTAGCAATAATTCAATCACAACTACTGGTAATCAATTAAATCTTGCCACTCCAGACAGTGCTGTATACAACAATAGACTGATAGTAGATGATTTAATTATTGATGGTAACACAATTACAGCCACAGACACAAATCAAAACTTTGAAATTATTCCAAGCGGAACAGGTACTGTTGAAGTAAGAGGTGACACAAGAGTTGAAGGTAACATCCATGCAACAGGTAATATTAGAGCCGACGGAAACATACAAATTGGTGATCAAGACACGGACACAATTACAATTAATGCTGATGTGGCATCTAATTTAGTACCTGATGCATCAAACACATACACACTAGGTTTAGCAAATAAAAGATGGGACGAAGTATTTGCGAATAACTTAACTGTTGATAACCTAACATTGACAGGTAATATCACTGTAAATGGTCTAGACTTAACTGCTCGTCCAGGTAAAACTTATTACGTAGCAACAAATGGTGATGACTTGCAAACAGGTACACACCAAAATGATCCATACGCAAGTTTAACAAAAGCATTATCTGTTGCAACATCAGGTGATCATATTCACATATATCCAGGCACATACACAGAAGTATTTCCTATGGTTGTTCCAGTGGGAGTATCTGTAAGAGGTGATGGATTAAGAGCAGTTACTATACAGCCAACAACTCCAACAAAAACAAATGACGGATTTATTTTAAATGGTGAAGTAACAATTGAAGATTTAACAATTACAGGATTTAATTTTGATTCTGTAAACAACACAGGACACGCATTTAGATTTAATTCAAATGGAGACAGTAGCGGATACGCAGTAACGTCAAGATCACCATACATAAGAAACGTGACTGTATTAACACAAGGTACGGTGACAAGTGCTACTGATCCTAGAGGTTTTGGTTCAGGAGATGCAGGTAAAGGTGCATTTTTAGATGGTTCTATGGCAACTGCTTGGAGTAGAGAAGCAGGTGCATTGTTTCAAAATGTTACAATGATTACTCCAGGAGTTGATGCAATGACATTGACAAATGGTGTCAGAGTTGAATGGCTAAACTCCTTTACATACTTCGCTAACAGATCAATTTATGCATATGACGGTGTGTCAGGTCTTGCTGGACAAGGACAAACAAATTTAAGAGTCGATGGAATCAGCGGATCAATCACTGCTGGTGAAACAATATTCTACTACAATAACAGTGGACAAGTAATAAGTTCTGCAACAATTGATTCAGTAGATGGCAATAGAATTACTATTAACGGGAAAGTAACAGGATTTGAATTGCCACCTGAATCAGGCGGAAAAACAATGGTCACAAACGGTAATGCACAATTGAATACAAGCATTAAAAAGTTTGGACAAAGCAGTTTACAACTAGGTGGAACTGCTGATGGAACAAATACAGCAAACAGTGTAGACTTTGGTTTTGGAACAGATGACTTCACAATTGAAACTTGGGTAAGATCAAACCAAGCACAAACAACTGTATTGTTTGACACACGAGCAAATACAAGTAGCGACAACGGAATTCAAGTTTCTGTAAGCAATAGTACTCCAAGAATTTTATTGAATGGTTCTTATGTGTTGACAGGTACAAATGGATTTAATGATAACATTTGGACACACTTTGCAGTGTCTAGAAGAAACAGTTACACTAAAATTTTTATAGACGGAGTTAATTCGGGACAAACTAGAAATCCAAAAGTTTTAACTTCAAATGATGGCGTGACGACAAACAGTAGTGTTAAGAAATATGGCGATAAATCAGTTCAGTTCGATGGTGCTGATGATTGCATAGATGTTGCCAACACAGCAGATTTTGGTTTCGGTACTGGCGACTTTACTGCTGAAGCATGGATACAAACAAATTCAACTGCACAACAAACTGTGTATGACTTTAGAACTACTAGCATTGAAGACAAAGTTTGGATGTACATCACACCAACAAACAACAAATTAATACTATATGTGAATGGTTCTGCTATTGCAGAACTTACAGGCATAACATTGTCTAATTGGCATCACGTTGCATTAACAAGACAAGCAGGAGTTGGAAGATTATTTTTAGATGGTGTTCTAGGTGCAACATTTACTTTTGCAAACAATTTAGGTGCAACAACTCCTTGTAGAATAGGTGCAAGATATGATGCAATTGGCACAAATGAATTTTCTGGATACATGGATGCAATAAGAGTAAGTTCAACTGCAAAATACACAACAGCATTTACTCCTGCTAATTTAGTTAATACTACTGACACTTTATTATTAATAGACGCAGAAGATGGCATTGTTGATAACACAAATCTATACATGAATACAAATTTAGCAAGTGCAAAACCTTTAACAATAGGAAACAATTATTCTAACAACAACGGTTTCAATGGTTATCTTGATGACTTTAGAATTATCAAAGGCTTTTCACTTTACAGCACAAACTTTACACCACCAACAGCAGAACTAACAAGAACAAATGACACTTCTTTACTTTTAAGATTTAATGGAGATAATGGTTCAACAACATTTACAGAAACATTAACACTTCCACAAGATATTAGATTTAGTGGCGGTGCAACTGCTGAAAGATTTACTTTAGTAGATTACGCAGACTTTGGTGCGGAAGTACGTGCTATTGCATCTGCATCAATCTATGGAAATTATGGAATATGGGGTGATGGTCTTGGTGTAAGAATGTATCTAATCTCACACAACCTTGCTTACATAGGAAATGGTAAAGAAGTTTCTAATGATGCAAACACTGTGGTACAAGCAAATGAAATTGTAAAACAAAATGACGCAAGTATATTCTTTACTTCAGTTGACCATAAAGGTGATTTTAGAGTTGGTGATCAATTTTATGTAAATCAAGAAACAGGACAAGTAGACTTTACTACATCTACATTGAATATTGATATTGATCAAGGCGTTACATTTACAACAGGAAATGATATCACAGTAATCAATGGTTCAAGTGTTGAAACAGGAAACATAAAAATAAGTGGAAACACAATAGAAAGTTTAACAGGCGATGTGACGTTTGATTCAAATTCTGATCAAATGAATCTACAAAATAATGTTGCAATTAGTGGAAACTTAGATGTAACAGGTGACATAACAATTGGTGGTAATGTTACTATTGGAGATGAAACAACAGACTCAATAAGCATCACAGCAGGTATAGGTTCTGATCTTAAACCAGCAGTTGATAACTTGTATGACTTAGGTACTGCAACAAAAAGATGGAATACAGTATTCACTAGAGAATTACAAACTGACAGTATAAAAATAGATAACAATGTAATTCAAACTATTGATTCAAATGCAGATTTAGAATTGAGAACAAATGGAACTGGAAACGTAAATGTAGAAAACTTCAGTTTCAATGGCAATACTATTTCAAATACAAACGATATTACAATCAATCCATCAACTGGAGTATTTAGAGTAGATGGTACAGGAGCAGTAAAAGTTCCAGCAGGAACAACAGCAGAAAGACCAGGATCACCAGCTCTTGGTATGTTGCGTTACAACACAGATACTGGATTCTTTGAAGGTTATGATGGAAATTGGATACCTTTAGCGGGTGTATCAGATATTGACCAAGACACTTATATCACTGCTGAATTAAATCCTGGTGATGATGACGATACTTTAAGATTTTATGCGGCAGGACAGTTGGTTGCTGATGTAAATTCTACAAGATTTGATGTTCAAAGTTTGGTAGTAGACAATCTATTATTACAAGGAAATTCAATATCAACAACAGGAACTGACCAAGATTTACTCCTAAATGCTAATGGTTTAGGTACAATCAAAGTAGAAGACTTTGTTTTTGAAGGAAATACGATAACTAATAGTGTACCCGACAGTCCGACGGTTTTTAGGACCACAGGAGACGGTTACATCGACGTTTCGCAGGCTGGTGGATTCGTTTTACCAACCGGAACAAGCGTAGATAGACCAAGTGTTGGTGTTACTGGTATGATCAGGTACAACACAAATGACCAAAGGGTTGAGTTGTATGATGGTACTAGTTGGGGATCAATTGCTGGAAGTTCAGGAGCAGTTAGTATCCTTGACGCAACAGAAATTGCAATTAAAATTGCATTAACATATGGATAAGATTTGAGATGGCAACGGCATTTAAAAACACAATAATCAAAAATATAGGAACTGTTCCTGTAGAATTATACACAGCAGATCCTGGAACTAACACAACTTTTGTTGGATTAAGTCTTGCAAACTTGACAGATTCAGTTGTAAGAGCAAGTGTTACTTTGAAAGACACAACATCAGTTGAAGGTTTCATAATTAAAGACTGTTTTATAGCACCTAATTCAAGTTTAAGAGTTTTGAACGCAGGTGAAAAATTAATTGTTGCAGAAAACAATCAATTATTTTGCACAGCAAACATTAACGATTCTTTGGATGTTGTTGCAAGTTTTGTGGAGATAACATAAGATGACACAGAGTGTTGGTCAGAGTGTAAACGTATATTTAAAAGAAGGAATCAAAGACAGATACTTCTATGGTTTATACCGTACAGACGAAGGTATGTTATACCTTGGTAGAGTTGACCAATTGGCTCGTAATGACAGTATTCAAGTGAACAATCCTGGAGCGGCGGCAAATGACTTTGTTGACTTTGATCAAGGATATGATTTCTTTGAAGGACGTGATCTCAATCATGAAAAAGTATTTTTGAATTTGAGATACGAACAATTCAGATGGGACGATGTAAATCTGGATTATTTTATAAACGATGACGGCGAACTGTGCGTGAGAGTTAATAGTAAAAAAGGAGAGGGTGTGGTAACATATCCTGATGTATCTGAATCAGTAGATGCAGTTGTATCTCCATTTACTTTTGACAAAGAAGCATACACATTTGACGACAGTGACATAACATTTGATAGAGGATAGGAGTAGTAGGAAAAATGGCACGACAACTTATAAATGACGGTATCCTACCTAATGACGGTCAAGGTGACACGTTAAGGCAAGGTGCGTCGAAAATAAACAATAACTTCCAAGAGTTATATCAAACTTTAGGAAATGGAACACAAATTACTTTAATAGAAAATAATCTATTAAATGTAACAGGTGCAAACAAAGTAACTTTTTTATATAACGCATTGACAGATTTGCCAAGTGCGGCAACATATCACGGTATGTTTGCTCATGTACATAGTGAGAATGCTTCCTACTACGCTCACGCAGGTGCTTGGGTAAAACTACTTGATACTAACAAATCAATTGGTTTACTAGCAGATGTTGATGTCGCAACTGCGGCTCCACAAGATGGACAGGCGTTAGTCTGGGACAATGGAAATGGAACTTGGAAACCAGGAACTGTACAAGCCGGCGGCGGTGGCGGTGGCGGAGGTGCAACAAACTTCTTAGGTTTGTCTGATACACCTTCAAGTTTTACAGGTAATGCAAATTATTTTGTTACTGTAAACGGACAAAGCAACGCACTTACTTTTACAGCATCTCCAGGAGGAGTAAATGTTTTATCTGATGTAGACACAGTTACAACTCCACCAGTTGCAGGACAAGTTTTAAAATGGAACGGAAACAATTGGGTACCAGCCAATGATGCAACATCAGGCGGTGGTTCTTCAGATGCAGATACATTAGATGGTTTAGACAGTACGTATTTCTTAAATTACAATAACTTGTCTAACAAACCAACTATTCCTACAGAACTACAAGATTTAGGAATTGTAGACGGTAGTGCAAACCAAGTTTTAACCACTGATGGTGCAGGCGGATTTACTTTTGAAGATGCGGCAAGTGGTGGTGCAACTACTCTTAATGCATTAACTGACGTAACAGTAGCAAGTCCTTCACAAGGTGATGTGCTTTATTATAATGGCACAGGTTGGGTAGCACAAAATGGTCCAGTTATTAGATGGACAATGACAGCAAATGGTGCCTCTGACTATGTTTTCAGTGGTCCAGGTTTTGTGTCAGCAACTAATGATCCAACATTATATTTGTCAAGAGGACACACATATATTTTTGTAAACAATTCAGGCGGAAGTCATCCATTTGAAATAAGAACAGGTTTCAATGGATCAGCATATTCGTCTGGTGTTTCAAACAATGGTGCAAACAGCGGTGCAATAACATTTACTGTACCGATGAACGCTCCATCAACTTTGTATTATCAATGTACTAGTCACCAAAACATGGGTAATACAATTAATATTGTAGCATAAGGAGTTAAAGGTTTAGATGTCTGAAACTTTTGGAATAGGAATAGAAGATTTACAACAGTCACTTGGTAATGCTCGTTACTTTTACGGCTTAAGAAGAACTGACCAAGGCACTTTGTATCTTGTTAAAGCCGATTTGTTAGAGTTAGAAGACGGGGTGATTGTTAATAAACCAGGTGCTCCAAGTCAAAATTACAATGATTTCAGTAGAGGACAGGACTTTTTTGATGGTAAAGACACAGAACATAAAAAAGTTTTTGAAAATCTAGTGTATGAACAATTTAGGTGGGATGGCAGAAATGTATTCTACTATATTAACGAACAGGGCGAATTAGTTCTAAAAGTGAACGAATCGCACACTTACGAGGAATAATAAATACAGGTAATAGAAGTCTATGGCAGAATTTAAACTA